CCTACCGCATAGGTAGCCAGCCATTCTTCTTACTCAGAAGGGTGTTTCGAAGTAATCGATCCATTTGATTCTCGAAAAACTTCAGATCCTGAGTAGAGATGGAGGTCCAGAACGGCGAGAACGCTGAAAGAGGGGGAGCAGAAGGAAGGTGTCCATGTGAAATGAACTCCCTCATATTCTGATTCCGCTTACAGCGCTCGCGGAAAGACTTAAAATCTTTCCAAGGAAATTCCGTTTCGACTTCCTGAAGGAGGGAATCCTCTTGAGAAGAGGCGTAGAGTCTTGATTCATCAATCTTCTTCGAAGGTTGATGCATATGCTTGAATATCTGAGCAAGATACTTAGGCATACAAAAGACGAGACGTCCGTCCTCAAGAGGAACCGGGGTCTTCTTTTTGAGAAGGTTCGACAGCCGGTACAAATAGAGAATTCTATCGTCCCGGGAATCTGCCTTATCAAATGAGACACCCGCCCCTCCGTGAGAAGAAGGGATATCTATCGATTCCGGTCGTCTCTGCAGGGCGGACTTACCCCAAGTCACAATCTGTGATTTGGTATAGCCCGCCTCCAGAGCATGCTTGACCAGGCATTGGTCCTTTCGAACCACCAACTTCGATTTTCCGGTTTGGATGAATTCGAATTTCTTCGAAGGTGTCCTCCAGAACAGTTGGGAGTTGATGGTACCAAAATCGTTAGAACAATAGTTCTTACCGATTGAGGGGATAAGACCAAAGCCGGATGCGATTTTCTTCCATCGCTTGATCTGCCGAAGATTAGCGACAAATAGAATGTCGTCACCGTTAATGCACGCCTCAATCTCGTCCAGATCTTCGTTGAGAAGATGAGCGAGAGTGGCAGCATTGGCCAGGCATAGGATCGGAAAAGATAGGAGGCTGCCCATTAATTGACCGTTGGTCTGGATACAATCCGGGACACCTGTCCATTTAGGATAGGTTACCCTATGTTGTCCAGCTTCAAAGTCCATTAATGAGCAAAGGTAGGTATTCCCGAAGAAGACCTTCTTCAATTCTTCGATGACAACAAGCATCACGTCAGAATGAAGATTGTCCGTGGCGGCATCGTAATCTCCTGAAAGGATAAATCCTTTCTTTCCAGACAGGTTAAGATTGACGAACTCCTCTAACGTTCCTTTCCATTTAGGGAAGAAACAGGGGAACTTAGTCAACGCCTTAACCATCGCCTGTTGCAGAGGTTTCAATGCCCACGTAATGGGTTGTGCCTTCGTTATCATCCGAACTTTCAAAGGTTCAGGGATAGCGTGGGCCTCAACTACATTCTCTTCGGGAAGGGTAGCCGGGTATTCATAGGCCAGGGCAGATCCTTCTCCGTTGAAGGGGAGGATCGGAATTCGCTTACCGACGGCAAGTTCGACTTGCTCGCTGGCGATTTGGAAATTGGTTCGCCATTCTTCAATGGCAGACTCAACGATCAAATCAACCAGTCTATTCGCGGAGACCTCGATGTACATCTGGGAACGGAGGTGATCACTTCTATTCTCAGAGTACTCGTAGTCTTCGCGACTTACATGGTAAACGATTCCACTCCGTCCCTTCACTCGACGAAGAATATTCCAAGGTCGCTTTAGCCTTCGGGCTATTGCTCCTTTTTCCTTTATATGTTGAGAAGTAAAAAGTACCTGTTTAGGGGAAAAATTACTTGTCATCATGAGGAACTCGGACGAGAAACAGGTCCCCTTATCTCTTAAATCGGCCATCGGTAATTGGTACCGAACGTTCGATTTCATCAGGATCAATTGATCCAAGAGAGTATCGGGGGAATTTACTGTATCTCGAACCTGGAAAGCATCGTCAATGAAGAAGATTAAATCCTTACGGTAACCGTCACAGTGTTCCATAGCATAATTGCGACTGTAACACGATGACGTTTCTCCGAACCGTTTAGAGAGTTCTAATTGAACCTTTGAGCTCAAGTAGGACTTTCCTACTCCCGGAGGGCCGTAGAGATAAATCATTGGAGGATCAATTCTGGTCTTGTGAAGATCCAGCCTTGGGTTTCCACGTGCAAGTGGTCGGTTCAAGTTAGATTTCAATATCTTGAAACAGCCCCCTTCACTTCTTTTGGTGCCAAAGTAGGCCTTAGAAGGAGCGAGAGGAGTAATCTCTTGATAGAGAGCCTTAACGTGAACCGCCCATTGACGAGTTATCCTACGAAGAGTCGCTAATTGCGTCTCCGGGGTCTTCCCAACAGTTGAGAGAAGATTCCCGTGTTTTTCGTAGGCCAACTTGATCATCTGTTGAGGGACGGGGTTAGATAGGCACTTGGCTTGTAGAAGATTCCACAAGTCGGTGACCTTTCGTTTCCGCCGTCCAATCCATCGTCTCCGAAGAAGATTTAACTCCTTCTTCGAAAACAACTCAACAGCCTGCACATAATTCTCAGGCAATTCCTGATCCAGTTCTCGACAAAAGAACGTGACCAGGGACAGCTTGAAAATCTTAGGTAGCTGGGGTAGAGGAATATCCTTGAAAAGACGATAGAATCTTTTCTGGATCTCCGAAACTCTACAGCGGATTCGAAGGTGTGAGAACCAAAAGTTCAACACATTCGAAAACCCGTCGAGTTGAAGGTGGCATTGCTGCCTAGTGCTTACGGGTACACCTTTCCGACCATGAGGTCGTCCCTTCCCGAGATTCTTAGCACCCTCTTCCGATTTAACGGATGCGGGGGACTGAGGGCCTTGTTCAGGTTTGACTTTCATGGATTTGAG